TCGCTGCATCTGTCTTAGTTACACTAAGAACCTGCAAAACCTTGCCAGCCCCACTCAACTTACTCCCAACAATAGCCGCAGACGCATTAATATCCGCGTTAGTTATCGTGCCGTCAGCTATCTCAGATGAGGTGATGCCTGAGCCTGATATTGTAATAGCCATTAGTTAGCCTCCAGTGATTCTAGTCTTGCGGTTAATTCTTGAATTGCTCCAACGAGCAGTGGAACTAATTTGGATTGGTCGATACCTTGCATATCAGGAACTTCCCTTTCACCCATGACTGCTTCAGTAATGACTGTTTCACCGTCCATCACAGCAGGAGTGACTTCGTATTTCTCAGTCTTCATGGCATCTTTCTCGCCACTTACACACTCAGGTACAACTTCACCCGCTTCGTGAGCAAGGAAACCATCTACGGTTGTATCAGCGTCAGCAATGAAGTTGAATCGTGAGGGTTTGAGTTCTTTCAGTCTGTCGATAGACCCAGACATTGGTACTACGTTTTCTTTTAAGCGGTAGTCTGATGAGGTGTTGTATGCGACTGAAGATGTGCTTCTCGTAATGCTGCCGACTGTTGACCCATTGTATTGGATGTCGAATGGAGTCCGAGTTGAGTGAGTTGAATTATGGGTAATCCCATATTTGCCGTATACTGCGGAATTTCCAGCCCCTGGTGTTGTTGCGCCACGAAGAATATCAAAATCAAAGCTGCAATACCCATCATTCTGAATAGTCATCGCAGTAGTCCACGATATTGCTGTGTCCGATGTTGTTGACCCTGCCACGAAGAATACGTGTTGTCCGGTAGCATCTTGCTGGTACATCGTAGCTTCGTCAGTAGCTATAGCAGTCCATACATTAGATGCATTCGCATACACATTCGTACTCAAGTTAGTTTGCTGAGAAACAGTTGCGTGTAAAGCACCTCTGCCACCAACTTGTAATGCCCATTCTGAGCTGTGCCAAGCTTTAGGCGTAACGCCAATCCCAACATTGCCCGATGCGTCCTTGACCACGGCTGTGTCACTGCCCACTAAGGTTGCTGTGGTGTCAGGCAATGTGATGGTCTTGTCTGTTGAGGTAGCTGGAGCAGTCAGCGTCACAACGCCAGTACCCGAAGCATTTCCTTGAATCTTGATTTTACTCATGCAATCACCCATGTTGAGCCAGTAGGTATGGTGACGCTGATACCCGTGTTAATCGTAATCGGGCCAGCAGTCAGTGCGTTGTTGCCCGATGTGATGGAGTAATTTGAACTGATGGTGTTAGCCATTTCATATAATCCCTTAGTCGTTGAATTAGCATCCGTATCTAGTGTTGCCCAACTAGCATTGGTTGCGTCTGTCGTTAGATACTTGCCAGAGTGTCCTGTTTGACTAGGGAGTGCGTCAACTTCAGCCCAAGTCATACCACCTGTAGCGGCACTTTGAGCAGAAAGAAACTGACCATTAGTCGGAGCATTAGATACTTTAAGATTAGCTTCGTCTACTACATTACCTGCAATAACTGTTGCACCATCAGCAGTAGATGTTACCTCTCCTGAATGATTAGGATGAACATAGACTGTATTATTATCAGCAGCCCAAGTCATGCCACCTGTAGCGGCACTTTGTGCTGTTAATACATAACCATTAGTCGGAGCATTAGATACTTTAAGATTAGCTTCGTCTACTACATTACCTGCAATAACTGTTGAAGCAGTACCTGTTGATGTCACTTCACCTGTTAGGTTTGGATGACTGTATGCAGTAATTGCTACCCATACTGACCCAGTGTAATGATACAGCTTGTCATCTGTGGTGTTGAAGTACAAATCACCTTCATCTAATGAAGTAGTTGGTGCTGTTGCGGCTACTCTGTAGCGGTCTGCAAAACTGTTAACTCCTACTATATTAGCAGCACAAGTATCCATTGCTGTTACATTTGCACTTGTACCTAGTACATTCATATCTAGAACTACATCGGCTGTACCTAACGTATTTAGATCGGTAACTACATCTGCTGTACCTAGTGTATTCATGTCTGCTATAACATCTGCTACAGCTAACGTATTCATATCACTAACTACATCAGTGGTACCTAATAGAGCTAGGTCTGCTACAACATCAGTAGTACCTAGTATAGCCATATCTGCTACTACAGCAGTAGTGCCTAGTATAGCCATGTCTGCTACAGCCGAACTTGTACCTAAAATACCCATCGCAGTTACGTTTGCAGGTGTAGCAAGTAAATCCATATCCGTTACAATTGCACTTGTACCTAACGTATTCATGTCAGCTACTACGTCTGCTGTACCTAGTGTATTCATGTCAGCTACTACGTCTGCTGTACCTAGTGTATTCATGTCTGCTATAACATCTGCTACAGCTAACGTATTCATGTCAGCTACTACGTCTGCTGTACCTAGTGTATTCATGTCGGCTATTGCGGCACTCGTACCCAACAACCCAATCTGAGTTTCTTTTCCAGCTACTGAAGTTACACCAGAGCTGATATTAGCAACTGTTGATAAATCTGCGAGAATGGCGGCAGTAGCTAAGGTATTCATGTCAGAAACTACGTCCGCAGTTCCCAAAGTGTTCATGTCAGAAACTACGTCCGCCGTTCCCAAGGTATTCATGTCAGAAACTACGTCAGAAGTTCCCAAAGTGTTCATGTCAGAAACGATGTCGGCAGTGGCTAGTATGTTCATATCATGAACCACATCAGCAGCAGCTAATATGTTCATATCAGAAACTACGTCCGAAGTTCCCAAAGTGTTCATGTCGGCTACCGCGTCAGTTGTGCCGAGTAACCCTAGTTGAGTAGCTTTTCCTGCTACCACAACAACGTCTGCACTGGTTGCCCAGTATTTAGCGGAGTAATTTGTACCGTCTACAGTTGCGGATGTTTTTACAGCCCAGTCTTCTGCAAGACCTTTCGCTGTCTCTGCCGCTGTTTTAGCTGTCTCAGCATTTGTCTCTGCTGTCTCAGCATTTGTCTCAGCAAGTTCTGCCGCTGTCTTTGCTGTTTGAGCCGCAGCCTTAGCAGTCTCTACCGCTGACACATCGATGGCTAACGACCACTTAGACGCGGCGACGTCAGTGGCAAACGTCCCTGCTGTGTGGGCATCTGTACAGAAGTATAAGTTCTTAGTAGACGCATACCTAATAGTATCGTGAAGGGCATAGGCTGTAGCTGATGCCCAATCCCCTTTCCAATTGTAGGGGGCGTATAAAGTCAGATCGCCTGACGAGTCAAAACCAACCGTTTTACTCGCTCTGTTGCTGGCGGACTCTGTGATAACTTGGTCACCCGTTGTTCCTACAGGTAGTTTTATCCCCCTGTCAACTACCAAGGCTACATTGTCGAACCCAGCTTCTGTGGAATCGACACGGTCATTAATGTCATTTGCCCTAGCCGTTGTCCCAGCGACTAAATCACTTGGCTTATTAAAAAACGTACTCATCGTATCAAACCTCTTATTGAATAATTTACCCTAACGCCCTGTACTGTAAAGGCAGGGTCTGTGGCGCTTTCGTGGTATATCAACACACCTACATTTCGGCCTGACCCGCTTAGGCTGGCCTGAGCTTGAGACACAACAGTTGCCGACCACGAGAAGGCTCCCCAACTAGCGATATCCCATAAGCCGCCTGACCCTGTAATAACTACCTCATGAGAGATTGGTGACGCTCCACTGCCGTAATCATAGTCTGCGATCATGCGTAACGTGGCGGTGCTCCCTGCCTCTAACTCAAGGAACATTTTCCTAAATCTCTTTTTGCGGTGAGTAGACCTCATTGCGTTGAATGGGAGTCGCATGTATGAACGGATAGCAAGCCCTGCGAAAGAGTTCCCATCATCCATCTTCATGACGCTGCCGTCTGAGCACCCCATGTATCCCTCAGTCAAAGCTGTGGGGGAGTGTTCCAACAACCAAGTTGTCCAGCCTATAACTTTGTTGTTGACGACAGTGGCAACCAAGACAGTACTGTCACTGAAGAACAGGCGATACTGGCTCTTAGAGTAATTTACGGAGGAACCGACAACCTTAGCTGCTAGTGCCTCGTCTAGAAGCGGAGCTATTGGTGTGGATAAAGACGCAGTGCTAAAATCCCCGTAAGTCTGCGTGGCTTGGAGAGAAGTAACGTCCCTACCGTTGAACCACACTAGCTGGGCGTCAATCAGTTCTGCTGTGCCTTGCACCACACCCATCTCTGTGGAGAATGATTTTAAGTTCCAATCTGCACTGGATGATCCGTACAGTATCGAAACTGTGTCTTCGCCTGATACTACTAACGCATCTCCACGCATGGACTCGATGTTTGTTATCTCAGTACCAATGCCTAACTCACCAGCCCCTGTGTTAAGAGTCCATGCCGTAGGATCGCCAATGCCAGAATGCTGCAAAGAGCCGCCAGCAAAGGAGAGGAACAAATGGTTTTTGTGAACCCCTACATGCGTAGGCTTGTCATTAGACATGCCTGTCGTCAGTTGCGTAAAGGTACTGCCGTCAAACTGAAAAGCTTTATTCTTACCGTCTGCCCCGTACATCTTCTCTGTGGCAGAAGACCCTGTGAAGTTGTACGTAGCGAAATCGTACTTACCGTCGGGTGCTAGGGTAGGCGTTGTCACCACCACCCAACCCGCTGATGTGGCTTTGTGCATAATACACGCCGTGCCAGCCGCGTTATTTCGGAAGGCGTATAATACATCTTTGTATTCCCATATCCCTAAAACGTCACCTGAACCAGAAACTTTAACTGCTAATACAGTAGAGCTGGTTTGTTTACCGTCATATAAGGTGTAGCCATCCATCCTACGATACCCGCCTGATAAAGAGGCAGAGTAGTTTTGGGCTACAATGGCTCGACCAGCAGGGATGGTCATCGCAGGGGAGGCTAAATCTAAGCCGCCCCGCAATTCCCAAGATTGAGTTTGAACTGTCATGCTAGGGGGACACTCCCTACAGTTATATTAGGTAATGTCTCTGCTGCCAGACTAGCCAGCCTCGTCCTCAACTGCATATTCGCATCTTGGTACATCTCAGGTGCGTCTTGCTCAGCAGCGAGGTACATCATAGCTTGGTAGAAGATGACTTCGTGGTGGTGTGTAGGCAGTATGGGGACGTCAGTATTAGCCGCTAGAACTTGCGGGACTCGTGTGTATTCAAAGTTAACTGTTCCGATGACAGAGGGGGCGGCGTTGAACTTAAGACTTGAGTCAGGTTTGATGGTGAATTCAGTAGGGGTTCCGGAGCCTGACAATGTGTTATCAAAACGCTCCCACGGGACATACTGTAAGTAAAACTTGCTCTCACCTGAGATGGAGTGGATTAGGGATGCACTATCCCAACTCCGTAATGTGGGGGACAAAGCCAAATTCGACACAGGATGATACGACTGTTGCCCTATCACCGTGTTGAAGCTGCCTTCTTCCCATAGAAAATTCCAATTTCTTTTGTTTTGAATCTCTACCCACGCTCGCGAGACCCAGTCCACGACCTTCTTCTTAATGCCAGTCTGACTTACTACAGAAGAGACTCCTGATTCTTCAAGACCCACTTCTTTTATTAAGGTGTCGCACAATGCGAGGTAATTCATTCTTAACCTACTAAGCTATAAGGAAATCGTTTAATGTCACGAGAGAGTTCAGCGCCTTTATGGTCTCTTTCAAACATGGTTATTACTGAAAGATCAGCAACTCCAAGTACATCTGTAGGTAAGCTCACTTCCTCCTCACGTTGGATTTGGTAACCTACACCATTCAGTTGCAGAAAGATGTCGCCTGTCTCTGTAGCCGTATTATGAAATACAACTTTTAAACGTCCATTGCTTTTTGGTGCTTTAGCTTCAAGAGGTTTTGCCATTTTATTAATTCCTTTTGTATTATAAAAAAACAGCCCCCCGTTAAGGAGGCTGTTTTACTTTCCATTTCAGCTAATTTCTTAGCTAATGACTAGTATTTTAGTCAACTACAGCACATTCCAATCTAACCATGTACTGGTCGTTTAAGATAACGCAAGTAGTCATAGCTTTCCAACCAATGTGACCACGTTGACCTAAAGGATCAGACTCGCTAGGAGCAGGGTTCACAACCGATGGTGTGATTGAAGCGCGGCCTTTTAGAGGCACGATACCGTAAGCATCTCTTCCTAAGAACAACACCGGATACACATCTGCCAAAGTTCCAGCAGTTGAGATCATGGTGCCTTTGGCGCCGCCAGCATTAACCCAAGGGGAAAACACAGTAGATGTGATGTAACGGACATCTTCAACTTTACCAATCTCAGACTCGTAAGGTGTTAACTGACCATAAGCCTCTGTGCTTACGAATCCAGCTAAACCACGAATGTCACTTTCCATATCTGGATGAACCAGAGCGATGAAAGAAGGCGCGACAGGAGAAGTGCCGTAACTTGGAGTTGAACGAACAATCTTCGAGATTCGCATAGCGTTCTGTCGCTTCAAATCACGCGTTGCTTTACGCTGTAGCTCTAAAGTGATCTTGCTGTTTACAGCATTACGAGCTGCGCCGTTTGCGAAGCGAACAGATGAT